AGGTTCTGGGCCTGACTCTACAGGAGGTGGCCAACCCTTCAGCGCGCCTCAATTAGTCGCTTCTAGCACAGCGATTGGCTGTCGGGATCCAGGTTCTATCGTCTTAACACCTGGCGGAGTTATGTTTAAATCAAGCCAGGGCTTCTATAGGCTAAACCGTTCGCTGCAATTAGAACCGATCGGAATCCCTGTCTCAGCGTATAACAGCACAATTGTGACTTCTGCTGTTGCCTTGAATGAGAATACTCAGGTCAGATTCTTAGCTGGACTTGGCGGTGTTACTGTTCTATACGACTGGTTCTATGATAGCTGGAGCACCTTTACACTCGAAGGTGTAGCTGCCGTCAGAGATACGGTTTCTGGATTGTTTACCTATATCAACGAAACGGGATACGTTCTTCAGGAAACATTGCCGACATATGGCTACGTGTATTCTGATAATGGCGTTCCGTTTAGCATGCAGGTAACTACAGCGTGGATTAAATGTGAGAATATCCAGGGGTTCGGTAGGATCTGGAAAACATTCCTTTTGGGACAATTCCCCGGCAGCCAGCAATACACGGTGGAGTTCGCTTTTGATTACGTTGATGCTCCTACAGATACCATTATTCTGAATCCCAACGCCGGAACTTATACTAGCACGTGGGGAACTGATGACGGATTTAATGGTTCATATACTTGGGGAAATAATGCTGGCGGATATTGGGGAGCGACTGGCGCGACTGAAGTATTGTATCCTAATCAGATTCAATTTAAGCTCTACAATCAGACGCAACTTTGTGAATCTATTCAGATTACGATGTATGATTCAGGAGTTCTAAACCCCAGTGTTAATTGGAGTTTAGACGCTCTCTCTCTAGAATGTGGCGTTCGTAAGGGCGGAATGAAATTCCTCGGTAATCCACAAACAGGCGGCTAGACCGTTTCACCTACTTATGAGGTAATCTAATGGCAACTCCTACCCCAGGCGTCAATCCACAGGAAAATCAGACAGTCCCACTTCCCGGTTTAGCTAACGGTGGCGCTGGGCTTGCTCAGACTACTCTAGCTAATAACGGAGTAACTGGTCCTGCAGCACCTGTAGCTGGTCAGCAAATCACCACTCCAGCGGTTGCTTCACAAACACAGCTAATGCAAGCGCTTCAGATGCAAGCATCTGGGGTCGGCGGTCCTACTTTAGCTCAGAATCAACTTCAGTCGGGTCTTGCTGGAAGTCTAGGCGCTACGCTTGCTGCCGGGGCTGCTGGCCGTGGTCTCCAGAACCCCGGGGTTGCCAATAAACAAATTCAAGAGAATCAGGTTACCGCGAATGCCCAAGCTACCGGGGCTTCAGCGCAGACACGCGCTCAGGGACAGCTAAACGCTCAAACTGGACTAGCTGGGGTTCAGGGTCAGGCTGAAGCGAATGCTCAAGCGCAGGCTAGTCTCAATCAACAGGCTGCTTTGGCTAATCAGCAAGCTCAGGAAGCTTATAACCAAGAGCTATACGGTCTTACCTCAGGGAATCAGCAAGCTTCCAATGCTCTCTTGCCAACTGCTATATCAGGTATAACCAACATATTTGGTGGAGCAGGTCAGGCAATTTCGACAATCGGAAAAGCTTCTTCTGATGAGGACGTCAAGACAGACATAACTCCTGCTGATACAGAGACTCAGGACTTTCTAAATACTCTTAATTCATCTAATGAGAAGGTTGCTACAGGCACTACTTCTGATGAAGATGCTAAGATGGACGTAAAGTCAGGTAAACCAGATACGCAGAAGATGCTTTCAGCGTTAACTGCTAACTCTTATAAATACAAAGATCCTAGCGCTCCTGGGTCTGCTCCTGGAACTCATTTTGGCCCGATGGCACAGGAATTACAGAAGAGCAAAGCAGGCGCTTCGACAGTTGAGAGGGGACCTGATGGAACTCTTCGCGTTGACGGAGCACGCCTAGCTCTTGTGTTAGCCAGCGCTGCTGGTGATATGCATCAGAGAATAAATAAGCTCGAAGCTGCACTAAAGACTAAAAAGACCAAGAGGGCTTAACGATGGCGTCTTACGATGAAGTAGCTGCGCAGCTTACAGCTAATGGAATCCCCGGAACGCCTGAGAATGTCGCTGCTGCTTTGTCACAAGGCTCAGCTCCGCAGGCAGATCCCTCTGGAGCTACTCCGGGGAGTGATGCTGCTTTAAATAACGCACAACTTCCAACAGTAGCCGCTCCTATGCCGGCGGGTTATAACCCTACTGAAGGACTTCCTACACCAGCGCAGACTGGAGCAGACTTTCAGGCTGCACCGTCTGTTGCAGTTCCAGCGCATGCTCCACTAACTGCCGCACCTTTAACTCTGGATAATGCTCCCCCAGATAAGAACTCGGATGTGCATAAGATTATTGACTTCGCTACTAAAAATAATCTAACCGTTGATGATCTAATAAAATCTGGATTCTGGCGGCCTGACTGACAAACAAAAGAGAGATCTGAAGGACGCCGAGAGTGCTCCTGAAGCACCGGATCAACGACAGCCTATCACAATTACTCCTGCTCAGGCAGAAGCTGTTAAAACAGGACAAGCGGTTCCAACCTTTAATGCCCCTCCCTCATTGTCTGTTGCTTCTCCACAGCAGGCCGCCGCACCGGCTCCTCTTACCGTAGAGCCACATATTGTTAATACTCCTGCCGGCCCGATTGCATCAGCGTCTCCTATGACAGCTCCTGTGGCTATTAACTCGGCTGGAACTCCTACTCCATCTATGGGGACCCCTGCTGTCGCGCCAGGCGGTT